CACAGGTTCAACGAAAATTTTTACTATGACAATTTCAAACCTCACGTTTATTGAAGGAAGAAGAGCACGACCGAGATTCAATCGATGGAAGGAAGATGAAGCTGGAGAAGCGATGAAGTTGAGGACTCAGATCATACAGGAAGAGATGAAGAGACTCTACAATCAATCAGAGATCGACAAGGCTATGGAAAGCAGGAGATCAGAGAGAACGGATGAAGCAGTAATTGCGGATTTCAAGACCTTTGAACTACCAGAGCATATCATTCCAAAAGATCAACACTTTTACGACGCAGTCGAGAAAGTGAGGCAAGACTATCTGCCGAGCAGAAAGTTAAGGCCTGTATCCTATCCGGATACCCGATACTATCCATGGTATCTACCGCCCAATGCGGAAGCACCCTGGAATTTGAATGATTTTAAATTCAAGCCAACTGGAAGGGACTTAGACGCAGAGTCTGAAGTACCAAAATTAGGATCACAACAGATCCCGATTCCAACCGAACTCATAGGACAACCAATTACTATGGTTGACTATCTCAGACAGAAACAGACATTAGGATTAATCAAGAATACCTACTCGTCATACCACAATCTGTATAATGAGATTTACGTTTTCAACAGACCATTAGTCCACATGATTAAGAACGGAATGCCTAAATTCTGGAGCAAAGAAGGGATACCAATACCTTACTTCTGGAATACACTTCACTCAAGAGCACATGTCGTCAGAAGAGACGAACCAGACAAAATCAGAGCAGTTTTTGGAGTTCCGAAGTTACTTATTCAAGTAGAGTGCATGTTCATATGGCCTTTACAATCAGTATACCTTACGACGAACACAGGAAACTTACTCTGGGGGAGAGAAATAATGAAAGGAGGATGGAAGCGACTCACGCAGGAAATGCATGAAGACGGAGTTCCGCAGACAACGATCGCCATAGACTGGTCCCAATGGGACAAAAGGCTATCATTTGAGCTGCAAGACATCGTCCACTCAATTTGGAGGTCATATTTTGACTTTCAAGAGTACGAGCCAACTACCTTTTATCCAAATGCGAAACCATCGCATGGATCCGAGAGCATCGAAAACTTATGGGAATGGATGTGTTATTCAATTAAACACACTCCGATTCTACTACCAAATGAAGAATTATGGAAGTGGAACTACTCAGGTTTCGGGTCAGGTTACTTACAGACCCAGCTTATGGATTCGTTCGGGAATGACATCCAACTGTTGACAATTTTGTCAGCTCTAGGAATCAACATACACTCGAAAGGCTTCTGGAGAAGAGTACAAGGAGATGACTCTATCATCAGATTGCTACAGATGGTTTATCGTATCTACGGACCCAATTTTTTGACAATGCTAAGCGATTGCGCTTGGTACTACTTCAGATCGAAGATGAATGTCAAGAAGAGCATGATATCAGACAAGGTAAGCGGGATTACAGTCCTAGGTTACTTCAATGCTTATGGGATGCCGAAGAGAACAGACGAAGATCTACTTAGTCACCTAATCTATCCAGAGTCAGCACAAGACTTAGGAAGAATGGCAG